GTGTTACGCCACACATAGCCGTCACTTTCAACGGATAATGGGCACCCGAATTGTTCCCGGCTTCTGCACTCACATGGAAGTGGACGCCGAAAGTCGCATGACTGAAGCAACCTTCGCCTTCATGACACCACAAGACCCCGAAGACTTCGCGGGTCTGATGGTACGGCTAGGGTCAGGTATAGAGGTCATGATTGAGGTGGAGGACGATGATTGAGTATCGCGGCGAAAAGTTCTCCGGCTACAACAAGCCGAAGCGCACGCCAAACCACCCAAGTAAATCACACGCAGTCTTGGCAAAAGACGGCGACCAAGTAAAACTTATCCGCTTCGGCCAGCAAGGCGTTAGCGGCAGCCCTGAAGGCAGCGCCCGCAACAAATCCTTCAAAGCACGCCACGCCAAAAACATTGCCAAAGGCAAGATGTCCGCCGCCTACTGGGCCAACCGGGTGAAGTGGTGAGTATCTGTCAAAATGACAATAAAGTAGGCAACTGACCGTGGTTTACAGCGCAAACATTCCACCCACTGGTGCGTCGGTCAGTGAATCGCCGTTTGTCCGCGACCTAGAAGTCATCGCCATGATGGCGGACTGGCAGATCATGGCTGCCGTCACCCGTGGCACCAACTACATCCGCGACCTAAGCGAAACATTTCTACCCCAAGAACCCAGGGAAGACGACGACGCCTACCAAACGCGCATCGACCGTTCAGTCCTCTCCCCATACACCAGCCGCCTAATCGAAACCGCCGCTGGTGCGATTCTCCGCAAACCGATCCACATCGAAGGCGACGATTACTGGATCGAGCTAAGCGACAATATAGACGGCATCGGCTCAAACATCAATGAGTATGCGCGTCGCGCTCTGGTTAGCAGCCTTACCTATGGCCATAGCGCAATTCTGGTTGACTACCCTGCTGCCACTGGTGCCCGAAACTTGGCTGAAGAACGTGCGATGGGACGACGTCCCTATTTCGTGCATGTGGACGCCGCACAAATCTGGGGATGGCGTCAGGCAGATTACACAATGCCCGGCAGCCCCCTCACGCAAGTCCGAATCCACGAATACGCCACCCGCCCCCTGAACGACTTCGGTGAGGAGCAAGTGGAGCAGATGCGTGTCATCTACCCAGGCCGCTATGACTTGTATACGCTGGGCGAAGACATCGTCGAATTTTCCCAAACCGGAGGCTTCAGCCTGGACGAAATCCCAGTGGTGCCCATTTACAGCAACCGCCGGGGCATGTTGCGCTCTCAACCGCCACTGCTCGACATCGCCAACCTCAACATCACCCACTACCAACGCCAAGCCGACCTAATCCACGCACTGCACATCGCCGCAATGCCAACACTCGTGCTCGAAGGCTGGGACGACGCATTGAGTGGCGCATCAATGGGTGTGAACTATGCGATTGCGATGACGCCTGGCAACAAGGCGTACTACGTGCAGGCAGACGCGACAAGTTTCGACGCCCAGATGCAAGAGCTGCAGTCACTCGAAGGCCAAATGTCCACGCTCGGCGTAACCAAGCTGTTTGGCCAAAAGTTTGTTGCAGAATCCGCCGAAGCCAAGCGCATCGACCAAGCCCAAAGCAACTCAGTGCTGTCGATCATCAGCCAAGAACTGGAAAGCGCACTAAATCAGGCTTATGGCCTAGCCGCCAAGTACGTCGGCATCGAACCACCCACAATCCGTGTGGATCGTGACTTCGACTACTACCGCCTAATTGGCCAAGACGTCGCAGTGCTTAGCGACCTGAACACCAACGGCAAGATCAGTAACGAAATGTTGCTTGAAGTGTTGCGACGCGGTGAGATTTTGCCTGACGACATGGACATCAAAGAAGAGGCTGCAAAAATCACCGAACCAACGCCAACACCAGCGCCTACTGATGTAGTGGACAACACAACTGTAGAATAGTACCGTCTGACCTAATTTTCCCGTGTCTGAAGAACAGCAAGTAACTTCTCCTGTGGAGAACGAGGCTGCCAAGCCTGTGGCTAACGCTGAAGACCTGCAAGCTCAGCTGGAAGCACTGAAGTCCAAAAACTCAGAGCTAATCAGCGAGCGCCGCAAAGACAAAGAGAACCGCGAAAAGCTCCAGCAACAGCTAAATGAAATCGAAGCAGCCAAAAAACAGGCCGAAGAAGCACGTCTTGCCGAATCAGGCGAGTACAAAACGCTCTGGGACGATGCCCAAACCACAATCTCTTCTTTGAAGCAATCAATCGCTGAAAAAGAAGCTGAAATCGACCAAATGAAGCAGGGTTACAGCAAAGAACAACTGCGAGCATCAATGCTTTCTCAGTTGTCAACAGCTGGTGCGCTTGCACCTGATCAGCTGTATCGTTTAGTAGAGGATAATCTTCGTAACAAAGACGGACAGCCTGTGGCTGTAGTCGGCGGCGTCGAGACTCCTGTGGCCGAATATGTGGCCAACCTAAAAAATCCCGGTAGCGGTTACGAGCATCATTTTGCGGCTAGTAACACTGCTGGAATGGGTGTTACGGGCAGTGCCCGCGCCACCTCCCTACCTGGCCAAAGCAACCCGTGGTTGAAGGACAGCTTTAACATTACCGAGCAGATGATTCTTCTTGCTAAGGATCCTGATAAGGCTCGGATTCTTAAAGCTGAGGCCGGTCGCTAGTCCCAGTGGGACGTCCCGTAAACCTGTTTTTAGGAGCCCAAAATGGCTGCCATCTCTGAGAATTATTCCGGCGGAACATTTCTGTCGGATCTGGTTACGCGCCCGGAATTCCTTCAGTACACCACTGAGGGTATTTTCGAGCAATCCAAGTGGGTTCAAAGCGGCATCATCCAGCGTAATGCTGCTCTGGATGCGCGTGCAGGCGGCACCCGCATTCGCGTGCCTTTCCACGACCCCATCAGCCCAACCGAGGAGCAGATCACCTCTGCATCCGACTGGGGCACCTCTGGCGCAGGCTACCTGACCCCTCAGGGCACCTCCGCTGACGAGCAGATCATGACTCTGCTGCATCGTGGTTTCAGCTATGCCGCTGATGACCTGAGCAAGCTGGGTTCCGGCGCTGATCCTCTGGCTCACGTCCGCAACCAGCTGACCGCTGCGATCAACAAGCTGAAGACTTCCACCCTTAAGGCTCACCTGCTGGGTCTGTTCGGTGGAATCACCGCTGCTGGCGTCCTCGGACCCAACCAGTACGACGCTTCCGTTGCAGGTGCAACCCCTGCTGAAGCCAACTACATCTCTGTTGGCAACGTTCTGGAAGCCAAGAACCTGCTGGATGAGCGTGGCGAGGAGATCGACACGATCGCAATGCACTCCTCTGTTGCTTACTACCTGCAGCAGATCGGAATGTTGGTGTTCAGCACCTCAGCACTGGCCGCTTCCGGCGCAGTGACCTGGGGCGGCGGTGGTGTTGGTGTGACACAGCCAGAAGTGGCCACCTTCGCTGGACTGCGCGTCGTCATCGACGACCAGCTGTCCTACCTGACCGGCGGTACTGCTACCCACCGCGTCAAGTACCCCGTCTACATGTTCAAGTCTGGCGTTGTTTCCGAGGGCATCCAACAGGATCTGCGCTTGGCCGCCGACCGCAACATCCTGTCCATGCAGGACGTGCTGGCTGTGGACTACCACTACGGTTTCCACATCACCGGCACCAAGTGGGCCGCTGCTGGCGACAACCCCACCAACGCAGCCACCACCGGCAACCTGGCCAACACCAGCAGCTGGGGTCTGGTGTTCTCTACCACCAAGATGGTGCCGATCGTGCGCCTGCTGGTCAACACCCCATTCGACACCACCGCTTATTCCTGATAAGCTCTGGTACGACGAGAGAGCCCAAGCCCCCGCAAGGGGGCTTTTTCATGCTCAACCGTCAGCAAGACGCATTTGCTCTTGCCGCTCAAACACCTCTTGAGTACGCGCCACCATTTTGTAAGAGCGCAACACAACTTGATTAACTACTGTGTAGCTCATCATGAGTTCTTCAGCAATTTGCGGCACAGTCTTGCCTTTTTCGCGTAGCTTGCGGATCTCCTTGACCACATCAGCAAACTTGCGCGGTTTTTCTGCTACAGGTTCCGAAACCTTATTTACGCTGCTAGCGGTGTACTCACTTTTACGAACCGGCATGGAAATGGCGCGACTTTTCATCCTTAAGAATAATACAAAAACATTTATCGACATCCCTGCCACCGAACTGACCGATTACCAAGCACAAATCGAGTTGTCTGGAGCGACGGTGTACCACGCAACAGTGCTACCCAAACCAAGTAGACGCACCAAAGCTAAACTGAGGAAAAGGTTGTATTAAGCCGTGGCCGCAACAATCGACGCCACTCTTGAGGGAGCATCGGCCAACAGCTTCGTGACGCTGGCCGAAGCAGACGCTTATTTCGAGACAACACCAGATGACACGAACTGGGCCAACAAAACTGACGATCAAAAGAACCGTTCACTTATCTCCGCTACTCGTTTTATCGATGATTTTGAGTTTTACGGGGAGCGCTGCACTACCACCCAAGCCCTCAAGTGGCCGCGCAAAGACTACAAGGTGGACGGAGTCAAGCTGGCCTGCACGCTAATCCCCGACGAAGTCAAAGTCGCCACCTTCGAACTGGCACGCGCTCTCGCTAACAACACCACCGCCCTAACCGGTAGCAAGGGCACCGACGGCACCTACCAAGAGGTCAAACTTGGTGATCTTGAGGTTAAGTACAACGAAAACTCCCTTAACCCAGGCATGGTCAACACCATCCTCGACGTATTCCCTTGGGTAACGAGCTACCTCGGCCCCTACACCAAAGCAGGTGCAGGCAACTACGCAGTAAAGCTGGAGCGAGGTTGATATGGCACTAATCGACGACATTTTCGGTGCAATCCCAGCACGACTGATGGCCGATTGGGGCCAAGACATCACCTACATCAAAACCACACTACCCACCACCTACGATCCTACGACTGGGACGATAACTGAAGCCGAAACCAGCGTCACAGTCAAGGCTGTGATCATGAATGTCAACCCAAAAGAATATGACGGTTTGTATCAAACCACCGATTTAAAGGTGATGTTTGGTGCGGACGAGTTGGGCGACTACTACCCAACCCAAGCCGACAAGATCCAGTACACACAATCAGGCGAGACCCGCGAAGCAAAACTCCTTAACATTGTTACAGAACGTGGCACCAAAGCCATCTTTCACACCGCC